GTATCGGGCTGCGGCCTCCGACGACGGACAGACGGCATGGTTGAGATGGGAGAACTTCGTGAAGGATCTCCGCGCCCGCGCGAAGGAGGCTCCTCGTGGCACGTAAGCGCGATCACCGCCCCTTCGTGGGCTGGTTCAACTTCCTTCACGACATCCTTTGCGTGAAGCCCGGCAAGAGCGCGAAGGACAAGCCCGACTCGCCCTACAACGTCGACCGCGAGTGGGTCTTCGTCGGAGTCGTCAAGGCTCCGTGCCACGCGTCTGCACGGATCAAGCTCTCGAAGAAGTTGACGACCATCCTGCGAGAGCGAATTGCCGCTCGCCAACTTGGGGATAAGCCCGTTCTCCCAACCTCGGAGCCGCCGCGATGAGCGCGCGCGACAGCGAGATCCGGCTATGCGAGCAAGCGCTCCAAGAGGAGCGCGAGATTCTCGCGGCCGTCGCGGGGCTCGACGTGGAGCGGCTCGAGAGGGCGTTCTCCTCGAGGAAGAAGGTCGACCGAGCGACCGAGCGCGGCGTGGGGTGTCTGAGCGAGGGCGACCGCGCGCGGATCCGGTGGCTCCGCGAGCGGATTGAGCGCCTTGAGGGAGCGGCGAAGTGACCAGGTCCGACAAGGCGATGCTCGTGTTCATCGACCTCCTGGGCGACGAGCCGGTCGTCGCGATCTCGAAGCAGAATGTATTCGACGCATTCGCGGAGCGATTCCCGAACGAGCCCGCGCTCACGAACGAGGAGTGCGTCGCGACGTTCATGCGCGCCAGCCGCGAGGGGCTCATCGAGATCGAGTCGGTCGGCGGCGTGCGGATCGTCGACGGCGTGCGGATCGACGAGCGCGAGCTCGGGGAGGCGGGGGCGTGAGCAAGACGACGGCGATCGAGTGGACGCACCACACGTTCAACCCGTGGTGGGGCTGCACGAAGATCAGTCCAGCGTGCGCGCACTGCTACGCCGAGCGCGACTCGAAGCGCTGGGGGAAAGAGCTCTGGGGCGACGACGCGCCGCGGAAGATCGCTTCCGAGGCGACGTGGCGCGGACCGATCCGCTGGAACGACGACGCGATCGCGGCCGGCGTGCGCCGCCGCGTCTTCTGCGCGTCCATGGCGGACGTGTTCGAGCTGCGCGCCGACCTCGACGCGCCGCGCGAGCGTCTCTGGAAGCTCATCGAGAAGACGAAGCAGCTCGACTGGCTCCTCCTCACGAAGCGGCCCGAGAGCGTCCTCGCCATGGTTCCGAGCGACTGGCTCGCCGGGTTCCCGTCGAACGTCTGGGTCGGGACGACCGTTGAGAACCAGGCGCGCGCGGACGAGCTCATACCGCACCTTTTGAAGATCCCGGCGCGCATCCGCTTCCTCTCGTGCGAGCCGCTCCTCGAGCACATCGAGCTCGAAGGGCTCGACCATTTCCGGCTCCGGGAGTTGGACTGGGTCATCTGTGGCGGAGAGAGCGGGCCCAAGGCGCGCCCAATGAGCCCGGAGTGGGCGCGCTCGATCCGCGGCCAGTGCCAGAGCGCGGGTGTCCCGTTCTTCTTCAAGCAATGGGGCGAGTGGGAGCCGATCGTCGCGTGCTACCCGGGCGAGGACGAGGTCGACGAGGACGGCTGCGAGATCGACGTGCCGGTCAAGGTCTCGGAGTTCGACGGGTTCGACAAGATCGCGCTCGAGCCGACGGGCTACGTCGCGCATCGAGAGTTCGCTGACGGGTCGTTCCGGTGCGACTACCAGCCGAGCGCGGGCTCGTGGTGGATGGCGCGCACCGGGAAGAAGCGAGCCGGGAAGAAGCTCGACGGCGTCGAGTGGCTCGAGGTGCCGGAGTGAGCGTCTACCGCAAGCTGCCGGGGCTACCGTCGGTCCGCCTCGACAACCCGATCCGAGCGTGCGTCCACTGCAAGAAAGTGACGCGCGTCGTCGACCGCTACGTCCCGTTCCTCGGGTTCCGGCACTTCTGCTACCGGGGCCGGAAGGCGTGCGCCGGACGCTTCGACCGAGCGATCGAGCGCCGCGAGCATCTCGGCCTCAGCGGGACGCCGTTCTCTCTCGAGGGCGAGATGAACGCGCAGTCGTGGCGCGACGCGCGCGTCATGCGCGTTCCTCCGCGCCTACCGAGGAAGGTCCGCCGCGCGCTTCGAGCGTTCACGCTCGGATTCGAGCGGCTCGAAGCTGTCCGGGCGAGGAACGGTGGAGCGTTCTCGGAGCCGACGACCGAGACGGATCGGCATCTCATGGCGACGTGGACGCAGCGGTTTCGGCAGGCGATCGCCGTCCTGGAGACCTACATAGGCGACGAGTGGTCGCTCCTCATCACGGCCTACCAGGAGCGCGAGCGAGAGCGGAAAGGCGAGCCGCACCCGTTCCTCTCGCGCGAGTCGATCCGTCGGAGCGCGCTCTGATGAGCGAGGCGAGAGATGTCCGGCGCGCGCTGCGGGACTACCACCGCGCGAGCGTCGAGTCCGTGCTCATGGCGTGGAACGACGAGGACGGGAACGACTCCGAGACGTGGAACTTCCTCGCGCGACGCCTCGATGAGCGCGCGCGCCAGGCGAAGCGACTCGTGGCGCGGCTCGTCGGGAGAGCTCGAGCCCGGACGCTCCTCGCGCCGATCGACGAGGACATCGAGGAATTGGAGCACGTCTACGCCTACCCGCACCTCTACGGCGAGGAGCGCGACGACTTCGACGACGAAGACGACCCGGACGAGTGGGACGCCTACGACTGGGACTCCTACGAATCGGAGCTGAGGCCATGAAGGCGCTCTCGCTGTGGCAGCCGTGGGCGACGTTCGTCGCCGTCGAGGCGAAGAAGCTCGAGACGCGCGGGTGGCCGACGAAGCACCGCGGCGCGCTCGCGATCCACGCGACGCAGGGCATGCCGGCGGAGGCGCGCCGCTTCTGCCGTGAGAACGCGTTCGCGCGCGGCGTGCTCGACGCGTGGGGATTCGAGGAGTCCGGGACGGGCCGAGGGTGCGGGATACTCCAGCGCTCCTCGGTCGTCGCCGTCGTCGATGTGCTCGACTGCGTCGAGATCACGCCCGAGCTCGAGCTCGGCGACCAGGAGCGAGCCTTCGGGATCTATGCGCCGGGGCGCTTCGCCTGGAAGCTCGGGAACGTCAGGCGCCTCGACCGGCCCGTCCTCGCGCGAGGGCGGCAAGGGCTCTGGACGCTCGACGAGGCGGTCGAGCGGGCCGTGCGCGAGCAACTCGCGTGAACGGGCCGGGCTGGATCAAGGGCGTCGCGCACTGGACCGAGGGCGACACGGCCTTCGTGTCCGTCGCCTTCACGTGGCGCATCGAGGAGGCGCGCGCGCTCGCGCTCGGCTACCGGCGCGCTGGGTTCAAGGTGCGCGCGGGCGGCTCGGCGACGTTCACGCGCGGCAAGCTCCTCGCCGACGTGGCCGAGATCGGAGGCGCCGTCCCGGACGCGATCGCGCGCCACAACCCCATGGCGACGCGCGCGAGCTACGGGTGCCCGGTCGGGTGCTGGTTCTGCATCGTCCCGAAGATGGACGGCAAGACGTTCACGCTCGTGCCGGACTTCAAGGTGCGACCGATCCTCTGCGACGACAACCTCTCGGCGCTGCCCGACGACTACCAGGAGCACATCGTCCGGCGCTATGTCGAGGAAGGCGTCCCGCTCCTCGACGCGAATTCGGGCTTCGAGCCGCGGACGTTCACCGACAAGGTCTACCGACGCTGGAAACCGGTCCTCCGCGGGCCGTGGCGCTTCGGGTTTGACGAGAGCACGGAGGGCGCGGAGGTCGAGCGCGTCTTCCGCATCTTGAAGGACGTTCGAGCGCGCTTGAAGCAGGTCTACACGATGATCGGCCACGAGCCGTTCGACGTGTGCATGGCGCGGATTCGGCGCGTGATCGAGCTTGGCGGCGAGCCCTACGCTCAGCCGTTCTTGAAGCTGAACGCGCTCAAGAAGGAGCCTGCGCTGCGGCACGACTGGACGCTCGAGAAGCTCCGGGCCGTGCAGCGCTGGGTGAACCGGCACCTCTGGCGGAAGGTTCCGTTCGAGGACTACGCGGGCTCCTCGTTCAATCCGAGGCAGCGAGCGTTGTTCGCATCGTCCTGAACATCGCACTGGAAGCAGCGGCGTAGCAGATAGGCAACCGCCCGCGTGAGCCCGTGGGCCTGAGGCGTTGTGGAGTTCGACGGGATTCGAGCGGCGGGTTTCTTCGCCGACTCGCTGGTGCAGCAACTCGACAAGTTGATCGCGAAGGCGCAGCCGGTCACGGCGGAGGACGAGCGCGGGCTCGAGCGCGTTCGGCACATGCGCGACCTCGCGGAGGACCTGAACGCGATGCTCCGCGACGCGCGGC